GGCTTTATGTGTTGAACCTTACGCTGAGTCATGATAGGATGGTAAAGACCGCCGGACAGGCGGATGTACGATAGAGAGCGCATCGAGCGCCGATTGACACAGAACGCATTGAGCGTCGTGTCAGTCGGCGCTTCTTTTTTCCACGCCGAACTGGGGCGGCAAAAACCAGGGGAACCATGGCAGACGAAACGACAACCACCACGACGGCAGACGCGGCCGGGGGTGACAAAGCCCGAAATAGCGGTAATGGTGGCAAGCAGGACGCAGCACCCATCACCTTTGCGACGGAAGAAGCTTTCCAGGCGAAGGTCGAAGTGATGCTCAAAGAGCGCCTCGAACGGGAGCGCAAGCGCGCCGACGATGCCACGGCGAAAGCCAAAGCTGATGCCGAGCGCAAGGCGGCTGAAGAGGCTGGCGAGTTCAAGAAGCTCTACGAAGGCACCGTAGCGAAACTGCAAGAAGCCGAACAGCGGGCAACTGCGGCAAGCCTTGCGGTGACACGGCGGGACATCGCCGCCAAGCTGAACGTTCCATCGGCGTTGGCCGACCGTCTGCGTGGCGACACGCCCGAAGATATCGAGGCCGATGCCAAGCAATTGTTGGCCCAACTGCCCAAGGCGACGCTATCGGCCAACGCTGGTAGCGGGTCCAGACAGCCGGGGGCTAGCGATGGGCAATCCATGAATGCGTTCATCCGTGCAGCAGCCGGGCGAACGCAGTAGACATCAGGAGTAGACAATGCCTTTCAACAACTTGATCGGCCGTACTGACGCAGCGGCTCTGATTCCCGAAGATGCGTCAACTGAGATTCTCAAAAGCTTGCCGGAGACCAGCATTGTCATGCAACTGGCACGGCGATTGACCGACATGAGTGTCAAGCAGCGGCGCCTGCCGGTCATGTCTGCTTTGGCCACGGCCTACTTCGTCAGCGGCGAAACCGGCCTGAAGCAGACCTCTGAGGTCAACTGGGCGAACAAGTACATCGAGGCCGAGGAGCTGGCCGTGATCGTGCCGGTGCCCGAGGCTGTGCTCGACGATGCGTCCTTCGACATCTGGGGCGAGGTTCGTCCGGCCCTGATCGAAGCGTTCGGCGTGGCGATTGACCAGGCTGTTTTGTACGGCACGAACATCCCGGCCAGTTGGACCACAAACCTCGGTGCTGCCGGTCTCGTGGCGTTGTCGACGGCGGCTGGCAACACCGTAAGCGCCGCGGCCTACGCCGACCTGTATGAGGCGCTGCTCGGCGAGACGGCCGGCGCTGTGTCCGGCTCGCTTGGCTTGCTCGAGGCCGACGGCTATATAGCCACCGGGCATGTCGCCGACACGAGCATGAAGCGCAAGCTGCGCAACGCGCGGTCGACGGTGGGAGATCCTATCTTCCGCACGAACATGCAGGACAGCACCCGTTATGATTTAGACGGCAGCCCGATTTACTTCCCGGTGAATGGCGCGATTGTTGCGGCGACAGCGTGGGTCATCTCCGGCCAGTGGAATCAGCTGGTGTACGCGATGCGTCAAGACATCACCTACAAGGTGCTTGATCAAGCGGTCATTCAGGATGCCGCTGGCAACACGATCTACAACCTGGCGCAGCAGGACATGGTTGCGCTGCGTGCCGTGATGCGTCTTGGTTTCGCACTGCCCAACCCGATCAACCGGGTGCAGCAGACCGAGGCCAACCGCGCACCGTTCGCCGTTCTGACGGCATAGGGGGGGGCAATGGGTTTCTATCCCGGGAAATTCCCGGTTGTGGTCGACCTGGCTGGCGGCGTGAAGCTGGCCGGCACGCTGGTCACCTCGTCGGCGGCTGAGCTCAACCTGGTTGACGATGTAGCAGCGCCGGCTGCCGATGGTCTGGGCCTGATGCGTGTCGCACGGGCAACGTATGACTTTGCTGAGCATGGCGGGGCTATCGGCGCCATCAACCTGGGCGTGACTATCCCTGACAACGCTATCGTTTGTGGCGGCTTTGTGGATGTGGTGACAACCTGTACAACCGCAAGCGCTGACGCCGGCACGATGGCGATTCACGTCCAATCGGCCAACGACATTGTGTCGGCCGTCGCGGTGTCGGACGGCGCCAATCCGTGGGATGCGGGGCTTAAGGCGATTGTGCCGAAGGCAAACACGCCCGAAAGCACCGCTATCAAGCTGACTGCGGATCGTGCCATCACGGCGACGATTGCGACGCAAGCGTTCACGGCTGGTAAGTTCACCGTTTTCTTGTATTACCTGGTAGGAGACTAACAATTATGACCACCTCTTTCGCAAGTGGCTACCTGGAGATTCCGCTGACCGGCGATGCGTTGTTCGCCGGCGGCGAGGTGGCAAGCGTGCTCAATCCTGAAGGTGTGCCGCTCATCATCACCGACGTCAAGCTCTACGTTGACACGCCCTCGACCGGCGCCGCCAATCTGAACGTTGGCATTGCCGCCAACGGCACGACCAGTGACACCGACATGATCAATGCCCTGGCCGTCAACGGCGCCATCACCGGCAAAGCCTACCACGGCATGACGGCGCTGGCCGCCAAGGGCGAGGCGCAGGTGTGGGGCGCGACCCAGTACATCACGGCGACCGGCTCGGCTTCGACCGCTGGATTCGTCGGCCGGCTGTTCGTCGGGTACATCCGCGTCGACTGAGTGAGGTAGCGCATGGCCGTTCCTTCGTCAGCGCAAATCAGCCGTCTGCGCCGCATGGTGGCAGAGTCCACGACGGACACCTACACCGACCTCGACTTGTCGGAATACATCGAACGGTATCCGCTGGCGGATGCGTCCGGCAACGAGCCGACGGATACCGGCTGGACGGGGAACTGGGACATCAACCAGGCCGCGGCCGACATCTGGCAGGAGAAGGCCGCCGCCGTGGCGGCTAACTTCGACTTTGCGGCCGACGCCGGCGACTACAAACGCAGCCAGGCGTATGCACAGGCGTTGCAGACCGCCCGGAACTTCCGGGCCAAGCGGGAGACAGGTTCCCTCGTGCTCATCATGGAGCCGAAACCTCTCGGCGCGACTAGGGTGGACGAGTGGATCGGCAACTTGCCTGAGGAAGATGACGACCTGTGAACCCATTCACCGCCGCCGAACTAACCGCCATGCGTACCGTGCAGGTATCGGCCATGATGGACACCTGCACGCTGCGTGTGTGGACGCCGACCGTTGACGACTACGGCACGGAGATCGAGGGCTATACCGACACAATCGGTGTGGCGTGCGGTCTGGACGTGACCGGCACACGGCAGAAAGAGCGCCGCCGGCAGGATGGCACCATTGCGATGATTGCGGCCGTACTGAGGCTGAGCCTGGACGATGGTGAGGCGTTGACGGCCAAGGACCGGGTGACGGTGACGCATCGCAACGGTGAGGCGCTCAGCCCGGCGCTGGCGTACGGCATCGACGGGGCGGTGGAACGTGGGCCGACGGGCGTCGTGGTGCGCTTGGTGGAGGTGCAATGATGCCGACGGTAACAATGACCGTGCGGGGCAGCGACCAACTACGGCGCAACCTGAACCGGCTGAATGGGCCGCAGCGGCGCCAGGCGCAGCGAGACGGATTGGAAGCGGGGGCGCGTATCGTCGAGTCACATGCGAAGGTGTATTGCCCGGTGGACACAGGCACGCTGCGCAATTCCATCATGGTGGACGAGGCGACGCCGGACCGGGCCGTGATTGCGCCGCACACAGACTATGCCGAACACGTGGAGTTTGGCATCAGCCAGCGGCCCCAGCCGTACATGCGGCCTGCGCTGGACCAGCACGAGGCGGAGATCCTGGGCGCAATCGAGGCAACGGTGCGGGATTTCGTCGAGTCAATTCAGTAAGGATGTTCGACCGACAACAAAGCGTTGTCAATCGTGGGAGATGCAGTGACGCTCGAAGCGGAGTTGCGAACGTATACGCTGGCCGGGGCGGCCGTGTTGGCACTGGTGGGGACACGCATGCATGCGCGCATGCTGCCGCAGTCGCCGACGCTGCCGGCCATCGTCTATCAGCGCATCGATACCCGCCGGCAGCACGACCTGGACGGGCCCGACGGGCTGCCGCGACCACGCATGCAAGTGACTTGCTGGGGAAGTACGCCGGCGGTGGCTTACAGTGTGGCCCAGACAGTGCGCGAGCGCCTCGACGGATTCAAGGGCGCATGGGGAACGCTGACCATAGGCTCCTGCCTGTGTGTTGGCGAGCGAGACTTGGACGATCCGGAAGCCAACCGCAGTGGGGTGGCTCTGGATTTCATGATTCAGTACGAGGAGGTATGACTTATGCCTGGTAAGGCAGCATTCGGCTGTGTCGTCAACTTCGGCACGGCAACCGGCACCACGACCAGTGGCACGCTGGCCAACGTGACTGGCATCAGCGGCTTAGATGGCGACACCGAAACCATCGACGTGACCAGCCACGACAGCGGCAGCGCCTATCGTGAGAAGGTGGCCAGCTTCATCGACGCCGGGCAGGTGACGCTGGATGTGAACTTCGACCCGAACACAGCCACACACCGCGCCACGTCGGGCGGCATTTTGTGGCTGCGCGACCAGCGTACGATTGTGCCGTGGAAGGTGACGTTTCCCGGGTCGCCGGTGCATTCGGTGCTGTTCCAAGCGTTCGTCAAGAACGCCGGCTTTGATGCGCCGTTCGACGACAAGCTGAGTATGAGCGTCACGTTGGAAACGAGCGGCGCGGCGACCTGGACCTACGGCACGTGATGACACCCAGCGGCATGCGGCTTGATATCGGCAGTGGAGCGGCATCGCGTGACGGTTGGGTGTCCATCGACAACCGGGCGCATCCCGCCGTTACGCTGCCGTATGACCTGGAGCAGCTGCCGTGGCCACTGGAGAGCGAGAGTGTGTTGCAGGCGTTCGCCGGCCACGTGGTTGCCCGCATCAACCCGGCAAGGTTCGGGTTCCTCGCCTTCATGAATGAGGTGCACCGGTTGTTGGTGCCGGGCGGTGAGCTGACCATTGTCACCTACTACGGCATGAATCCGCGCTACCAAGCAGATCCGGCGGCGTGCAACCCTGTCACTGAAGTTACATTCTGTCACTTCGACCCTGAGCACAAGTCGCAACTGTGGCTACGCTACCAGCCGGAGCCGTGGCGCATCGTGGATATGACTTGGGACTGTGCGGCAAACATCGAGGTGCGGCTTGTCAAGCGATAGCCCAGTGCGCCCGATTCGGGTCATCGTGCAAGACAGCGGAGATCCGGGGTACACGAATCGCTTGCTCGTCGGCACGGCGTGCACCGGCCTACTGCGGGTCGAGTGGGTGGCGGCCAGATACGGGCAGCTGATCCCGCTCAACTGGAGCATGACGGCACAGATGCAAGCCATCTCCAGCACCGTCGATTACATGCCGCTCAGGTACCTGGTCAGCGATGCGCAGAACCTGATTGTGGCCGAAGCCATTCGCCTGGACATGGAGTGGCTGCTGTTGCTAGAACACGATGTGGTGATGCCGCCGGACATGTTCATACGGCTGAATCACTACATGCGTGAGGCACGGACGCCGGTCGTCAGCGGACTGTACTTCAGTCGGGCGTACCCGTCCGAGCCGATGGTGTTCCGAGGTATGGGGCAGGGGAGTTATCTGGACTGGAAACTTGGCGACCGGGTCTGGTGCGACGGCGTGCCGACGGGCGCTCTGCTGATTCACATGGGGCTATTGCGGATTATGTGGGCCGACAGCGAGCCGTACACGCTGAACGGCATTGCGACCCGTCGGGTATTCGACACGCCGCGTTACTCTTGGGTCAACCCAGAGACGGGCATGACGAACATGGCGACGGGCACCAGCGACCTGGAATGGTGCCAGCGGGTCATGCGGGGCGACTACCTGCGCAAGGCGGGCTGGAACGCCTTCGTCGTCGAACATGGCGACTATCCGTTCCTTTGTGATACGGGGATGCTCTGCCGGCACATCAATCCAGATGGCACGCAATACCCCGACCGGGCGAGCCTGGCGTTCTTCGAGGCGGATCATGCCATTTCTTGAGGTGCTGACCCGCTGTTACAAACGCCCGCTGATGCTGGCGAACAATCGTGCGAGCCTGGCGGCGCAGACGTGCCGGGACTGGACACAGACGCTGCTGATCGACGACGTAGGCAGGGGCATCGGGTGGAGTCACGAGAACATGGCGGCCTATGCGTCACGGCTGGTCGGTGACTACATTTGGATACTCGATGATGACGACATGTGCATCATGCCGGAATTCGTTGCCGGCGTGCGTTCCATCGCCGTACGTGACGACCCAGATGTCATTTTCGTGCGCATGGACCACGGCGGCGGGCGCATCCTGCCGACGAAGTACTGGGGACAGGCGCCGCGGTGCGGGGAAATCGGCGTCAGTGCCTTCGTGGTGCGCCGGGCTGTGTGGCAGGCGCATGCGGATGCGATGGTGCCGGGCATGTATACGAGTGACTATGAGTTCATCCGCAGCATATGGGAGTCAACTCCTACATGCTACTGGTGGGATGCGATCGCAAGCAAAGTGCAAAAGCAGAGCCTGGGAGAGGCGGAGTGATGGCGGCAAAAAAATTTTTGACCAAAGCTGAGATTCTCGGCCAGAACGATCTGAAAACCGAAGACCTGTTCGTGCCGGAATGGGATGCGTGGGTTAAGGTGCGCACGCTGAATGCGTCCGAACGGGATTGGTTCGAGGCTTCGACCGTGCAACGCAACGGCAAAAAGGTCACCACGAACCTGCAGAACATCCGGGCGCGGCTGTGCCTGCTGTGTCTTGTCGGCGAGAACGGCGAACGGCTGTTCGAGCAAGAAGACGAGTTCCCGCTGGGTGGCAAGTCGGCGGCGGCGCTCGACCGCATCTTCCAGGTGGCCCAGCGGCTGAACGGGTTGCGGGACGAGGATGTGGACGAACTTGCAAAAAACTCCAACGGCGACCAGGGCGAAGATTCGCCTACCGACTAGCACTGGCCCTCGGTCGCCCGAACGTCGATGTGATGCTGGCGGAGATGACGTCAGCGCAGTTTGCGGAGTGGATGGCCTACGCTCAGTTGGAGCCGTGGGGCGAGGAACGAGCGGATTTACGTGCGGGCATCATTGCATCGACGATGGCGAACTCGATGCGCAGCAAAAAGGGCAAACCCTTCAAACCGCAGGACTTTATGGCGAGATTTGAACCGGAGAGCGAAGAGGCAGCGGTGGCCAGGATGCTAGCGAAGACACGTGCAGCGCTGGGAGGCAAATAGGTGGGCACCATCGCACGCATGGCGGTCGAACTGGGCATGGATGCGAGCGGCTTCGAGCGCGGCATCGCCAACGTCCAGAACTCGCTCGACTCGATGGCCAAGAAGATGGCCAGTGCCGGCACCACGCTCAGCTTGGGTGTCACCGCGCCCCTGGCTGGCATTGCCACGGTAGCCATCCAGTCGGCCGGCGACTTCGAGCAGTCGCTCAACAT